TTAACCAGTTCAATATAACGGTCAGCATCTACTGAACGGTCAAATGAGAACCAAGCACCTTGCTCACCACCTGATTCAGCTTGGATAAGTTTAGTAACCTCATCAAGGATATACCCAGGCACTTCCTGACCACCATCCTCAATTGTTTTAACTCCCTCACTGATACGGTCGATAAGTTCAGTACCGCCTGAATCCCCTTGACTGTCATAGAAGGTCTTGTTAGGGGCAAATGCACGAAGACTATTAAATGCATCACCCTGACTGATACCTTGCTGCTTAGTAGTAACAGCTTTATCTACAGGTAGTTCAGCAAGTTGTTGTTGTAAGTTCACATCAGCAGAGGCTATGGCAGCTTCAGTCTGTAATGAAGCTACCTTGGCAGCAGGAGCATCTATACGCGCCTGTTCCTGACGTTGGAACTCAGCTTCTTTGCGTTGGGCTGCAACAGTACTAGCTTGGCTTCCTGCAATAGCTTTGTTGAACGGTGACTCGTTCTGTACCACACCAGTATCAAGTAATGCTTGAGCACCTGCTAGGTCACCTGAACTGATAAGGTTCTGTAACTCTACCTTAGGTCCAGCTTCTGCACGGTTCTGTGCTGCTACTTGGTTCGCATTAGTCTTAGCCAACTGGTCAGCTATTACATTAGGTCGGGCAGTGAAGGCTTTGTCAATAGCTTGTTGGTCAACACCAATAGGCAAGTTACCTGCACCAAACAAACCACTCTCTTGTGCAGCAGTGACACCAGCCAAGTCTAGGCCAGCAATCTGACTAAGAGCTGACTGTGTATTAATAGCATTCTGGTTAGCAATGTTAGCAGAGTTGACATCCCCTACTTGGTTTACTAAACCAGTTAGGCCAGCAGCACCTCTATTAAAGGATTTACCGGCAGCTTCTAATATACGTGAAGCACCTTGAGCAGTGGGTGCAGCTACGTTTCTCCATGTGATAGGTGGCATAATGTTATCTCCTATAACCGAATACCGCTAGAAGCTACGAACTCAGCCCCTGTTGGGCCAGTACCGGTAGCAATACGACGATTCTCAGCTTGACCAGCAATAAGGTTATTAAGGGTAGTCATCTGATTCTGATTGTTAATACGAGCTTGTTCCTTCTGGAAACCTAACTCATCTTTAGCTAAACCGTATTGTTGATAACCTAGAGCCAAGTTACCTAAGCCGGTTAATGCACCGATACCTCCTTGTAGTGCGCCGACAGATTGATTACCTTGGGCATCAGTACCGCCGAACAAGTCTATGTTACCAAATATACCTCCAGCATTAGTAGCTTGAGCGGCAGGGTCTAAACCTAAGTTAAGGCCTTCCATTGGATTGAACAGTTGTGGTGCAAAGCTAGCGACATTACCGTCACCGGGATTATTATAATGATTAGGCATAATAGCCTCCTATGTAATTTGTGTAATAACTGGTAGTTCCAACTTACCTTCGACGAAGCTACGAGGCATATCTAAAGAGGCTATACCGATGTTACCTGCGTGTACGGCACGATGGTAAAACTCAGAAGTAGTTTCATTTATATCTATGTTAGGCCGCAATCTTACCACATCCAAGTAGTTAATGTCAGCATCTCCTCTAAGCTCTGCTTCTAACCGTTCAAATTCCTTATCTAAATCAGACTGAGTACTTACTAACGCATTCATCTCATCTTGTATGCTACTGATACTTTCTTCTAAGTCTTCCATAACCTCAGCTATCATTATATCAATCAAGCCCATGATGTTGTCAGCAAAGGTAGAGTCGACACCTTGGCCTACTAGGGTGCCCACAACAGCTAGTACAATTGCAGCTTCAATACCAAGCTTGTCCACAACAAAGTCTTCAGCTGCAGATATTGCCAACTGGACGAGTATCTGCGTAATTACATTCACAGCAGCCTGCCCAATGGTGGCAGCAGCTACAGCCACCTCAGCCAATGTACCTAAAGAGTATATGGTAATAACAATGGCTATAATCTGTACTATGACTGCAAATACACTAGTCTCGTACCATTCAAGCTTAGTGGCTTGGTAACTATTAAACACTACATGTAATGCATCATAGAACAGTAAGTCACCATCTTTAATACTCATATCGTCCACTAACTTAGCGTTAAGCGGAATTAGTATATCTACGGCCTCAGCTAACGAGCTTTCAATAGTATGGCCTGGATAAATATGATTGATTACATATAAACCATATACCGTAGTCTCTTCATACTGAGTGGCATTGATTTGGTTAGTGAACACTAACAAACTAGTATCATATGAGTACCTTGTAGCAGTACGTGTTTGGTCCTTACTACCTGAGGTGTATTCGTATGTATTACGTATTCTATCCCTGACAGTAATGGTTCTATTCGATACACCTATCGTACCTACTGTACCGGTATGTATGACTGTATCAATGTACGCATAATGGTAATCTAATACTAACGTACTATCAGATATACGCATGGTGTTGAACGGTGGTGGTGTATTCTGTACAGCGTTCGAATCAGCTTCAGTAGCTTGGTGAGCATCCAATGAACTCTTCTTGATTGCACTCAATGGCTCAAGATGTTTAAAGTGAGTATGCAGGTAGTTAATACTATTCTGCTCATCCGAGGCTACCGGTACTGCTGTATAGATAAACGCATGGTCCACATCACCGATATCAGCGCTATCATGAATAGTTGCACATACAGCCTCAAAGTCCATACCTACTGAGCGCATAAGGTTCTGTGCTGACTGGACATAACCAGCAGGCCCATCAGTAGCTTGATTAACATTATAGACACGGAATGGAATGATAGGGAAGTATGGATTATCTGCTTCTATCACATCAGCTCTAACCAAGTCAGGGTAAGTACCGGTAGCTGTATCATAGTTCCAGAACTGCGTTATACCTTCATCTATGGTGTACGAGGCGTGGTAGTATGATGATAAGGGCTGCAAGTTAGCGACTGCTACCAATTCAACAGGAGCGCCTGTATAGGTCAGTTCTAATGTACCAGGAGTAGATATACGGCTAGACACAAATTGTACGTCACCTGCACCAGCTCCAGGAGGATTAATAAGTACGAGGTTATCTACCAAGTCCCATGCACGGTTATCAGTAAGATACTCATGAGCCAATGCATCTGTATTCACAGAGCCTGAGGTAACACCTATCATAACAACAGTAGCACCTACCTCAGTTTCAATATGAGCTTTTACTAGGTGAGTCCATGTACGGCCATCCTTCTGAAGTCCATCAGGTAAACCATAGAAGTAATCTACACTGGCCTTGGCATGCATGTTACGCATCTTCAAACCAATACCATTAGCATACGCATTAATCAGGTCAGCACTTATATCGCCATCAGTCAATACTGATAACAACACAGAGTCTTTACCTACGTTAGGAGTGTCGGTAATTAACTTCACCTTGGTACTTGCAACACTGTGTACCGTTTCATCAAATAGTCCCATAAGCAAAAAAAAGGGAGCCTAAGCTCCCCCCCTCCTTTAATTATAAACCGATACCAGCTTTGGCCTTGTTGAGTACCCGGTCAATCTCAGCGTTGGTAAAGCCGGAAGGCAGCACCGTTGAACCATCTGAGTTGAGTCGTAGTCCCCAGTTATCTGTCATGAACTTGAGAACCTTCTGCTCAGCATCCCGTGCAAAACCATTCTCTTGTGCAAGATACAACGTCTTCTGACGTCCAATAACACCAGTAACCGGATTACCATCAACAGTGTCAAGAATCTGTGCTTGCTCAGTTAATCGTTTCTGATTAAGTAGAGTAATCTCACCGAGTATCTTAGTACCTTGATGACCAATAACAATCTCTTGCGTAATAGCATTTAATCGTTGTTGAGTCTTCATAGCTGTATCAGCAGCAGAGCCAAGAAGTTGTGCATCCATCACGGCTAACTGTTTAGTGCTAATCAATACGGTAGCATTAGATTCAGCAACCTTAGCATTAACCAACACTAACTCAGCTTGGGAGTTAAGCAAGTTCTGCGCATCTTGAAGAATCTTAGCATCAATGAGGATTTCTTCTTTCTTCAAGTTAAGTAGTTGTTGGGCTGATATTAAAGTCTGTTGTATAGCATTGTTGGTTTGCTCCTGTAACAGCTCCTCTTGGCGAGAAGCAATACCGGATTGCATTGTATACTGTAATGCCGTTGACATCGCAGCAGTCATTACGTTTAAGTACATCTGACTGTATTCAGCAGAGGTAATACGTTGTTCATTAAACTCTGTTACTAGGTGGGACTTGGCAGTACGCATGAGTTCATCGAAAGCCCCTCGACCTTCGTGCTCACCACCAGTAAAGTCCTTAAACTCTATAGCCATTAATCAATACTCTTGTTGTTGATTTGACGTACCTTAAGGTCAGCCATTTCATCTTCTGTTAGTGGGTCAAGTAATTCTACCGATAACTCTTTGACGTTCTTAGCGTTAACCTTAGGACTCCCTTTGCTATCTTTGGTTTCAGTGAATACTTGATACTCTTTCTCAAGAAGATGTAGGTAAATCATGTATGGTACATGGAAACCATCTTCTGTATCGTATGCAACAAACTTACGAATGTCACCTACAACGGAATTGGATACACAGTACCAATCACCTACGTAATCTTTCATTGCTGGATTACGATTCATTACACGAACACGTACTAAGCGGTTAGCTTCACGACGCTTACGAGCTTTAGCTTGTAGCGGTGATTAAGTAGGGACGTATAAATTAGGGTTAGTCTTAACTGTACGTACTGGAGCTGGTTCACCTTTCTCGACTGGTTCAGGCAAATCATTAAGGAATGCATGTACTTTAGCTTTCAAGGTATCTAAACCAATGTTAGCTGAGAATGGGATGTTTAGTTGAGTAGCGCGTGCTTTTAGTACTTGAAGTTCAGTTGGCTGTGTCATGGTATGTCTCACTTGTGTAAGGTCCAGCGGGTGATTCCGGTATGGACTAATTGTAGGATGTTTCCTACCTAAAAGGGGAACCCGAAGGCTCCCCATATATTAGTTAGTGCTTACTACAGTTCTGCAACTGATTTTAACACTGCAAGACGTTCTGCACGCAATTTCATGAAACCGTAGTACCATTTAATTGACATGAAGCCTTTCTCACCGAACGGGTCAGACTCAAGAGAGTAAGACTGTTCTGATTCAGGTTTAACATGCTTGATTTTAAACTTAACGACTTTACCGTTAGTTTGGAAACCAATAGCAGTGAACGATTCATTACCAATGACTAGCATAGGGAACACATCGTATTTACCGTTACTTGCACGATAACCAGGGTTAGCGCCAGTTTCAGTTGCACCAACACCAGCCCAATGAAGCATCTCAGGAACTACCACGATACGGAACTGGTCTACTGAACCAATTTCACCTTTCATGATGTTACCGCCAGCAGCCGCATACTTATGTACAGGGATGAAAGCTTGGTTGTTGAATAGGTCAACCATACGACGAATCGAAGGAACTAATTCAGAACCGATGAACATGTAACGAGCACCATCAATGGTACGAGTATCGGTCTGTTTAGAACCGGTAATCATCTTAGTTTCTTTCGGTGTACGGTTATTATCAAGAGTGATAGATAAACGCATGAAGTCTTCATAGCTGATTAGAGATGGAGTACCACCTTCACCAGTGATTGAACCAACATTTGTAGCATCACCGCCGTAACGTACAACACCAGCAGCATTCAAGATATCAATCTGTAACGCAGCTTCAGTCATTTCATGAGCAGCATTAAGCATTTCACGGTTAACATGTTTACGTAAATCAGGGTCTGAATCAAAGTCCACTGACTCTTTAGTATACGATTCGTAGAAGCCGAACTTCTGGAACGTACCTTCAATAGTCACACGTTTCATGCCGACACGGTTAACCGTACCACCATTCTCTGTAAGCGCAGGAAGCTTACCTTGGATTGCACCGATATCTTTACTTGAACCATACAAGTTACCAGTCTGTGGAACAGCATCAGCTACTAAGTCACCAGCTACGCGGTAGCCTAAGGCATAAGCTAAACCATCTACATTATTAACAGCATCTACGTATTTAAGCGCTTCAGTACCACCAACTAGTGTAAGACCAAGACCACCTAATGCAGTAGCAGTTTCACAGAATGTGTTGAAAGCAGTTTGAGCAGCTAATAGAGCAGCAGCAGCATTCGCACCTTCACCAACAAATAACAGCTCAGCAAAGCCAGTTGAACGCTGTGTATCAATAACACCGTCTTCAGTGTTAGTAACACGGATTGTTAATTTTTGAGTTACAGAAGCACCAGTGGCATCAATACCCTGGTCATTAATATTCGCATCATCTAAGATTGGAATATAGTGGTCACGCTTAATACGTTTACCCATGTTCTTCGGCATACCAATAGTAGAAGCCATTGGCATGAACACTGTTTGCTTACGTGCTTCAATTAACGCATTACGTTGGTATTGAAAATCACTTAGCTGTTCACCGATACTAGAAGGGTTATTACCGTTACCATTACCATATTGTTTAGGCATAATATTATTCCTTTATATAAAAGTTTAATGTTTAAGTTTAGCGAAATGCTTCGCAAATTCTTCATCGGACATATCATCCAAATCACTCAGGTCTGCTTTCGCAGGTGGAGCTTGAAGTGGTGCAGCGGCTTGACGTCTTTTAGCATCAGCAGTCGGAGACACTTGCTTTTTAGGTTTAGGCTTAGGCTTTACAATTTCCTTAGCAGGCTCAGCTTCCTTTTCAGGAGTAGCTTTGAACGCTCCGGCATCTTGTAACTCATTGCCAACCTGCAAGTAAGCTTCGATATCTGATAAGCCATCTAGCTTAGGATTGCCTAGAATGCGCTGACGAGCAATAGCAGTTGAAATCGTATCATATACACCACTTGCAACGTGGTCATTGATGGTATTGAGAACATCTGGCTTACCCATAATAAGGTCTTGGCTCTTAGCGTCCCACTTCTGACTAACAATGCTCATCGTCTGAGTATACGTGTCAGTGCCTCTGATTCCAGAGAGTACATCACGTAATTCTAGTTGAGCATCGGTAGTTTGGTAAGAGGTCGCTTCGTACTCATCGGCCTTATCCACATCCACATCCATTGGATTAATACCGCTATCCTTAAGTAGTTTAGTAATCGCTGACTGGTTGCCTTTACTAGCATCAATTAGCAAGTTAATTTTATCGGAGTCTAACAAGTCATTATCACGAAGAGTCTCAATGAACTTACGGTCATCTTTAATATCAGTCATCTTCTGGTGGTAGTTAGCGCCCATCTGCATTAGTCTACGTGCATCTGTAACATTGTCAACAGACATTTCAACATTATTCGCTTTGAATGGCTTTGTAAGCTCAGCCCAAGGGTCAGACTTGTCATCATCGGTTTTAACGTCTTTATCGTCTTCAGCGTCCGTTGAGGCGTCTTTTTCAATAGGATTACCATCTTCATCTAGTGATGCTGGTTCATCATCATCGGTAGCATCATCACTATCAGAACCATCAGGATTGGTATCGTCCAGCTCAGTATCACTATCGTCATCAGAGTCACCACTATTATCTACTTTATCAAGTTCGTTGTTTAGTTCGCCACCATCTTCACGGTCACGTAAATCATCATCGTCGGCTTGAGCAAGCTCCGCCTTCTCTTCAGCACCCGCATCTGTCGCTTCATCTTCATATGTTTGTTGAAGGTTATCATCCTCAGGGAGTGGAAGATTACCGAAGTCATCATCCGACATGTTTATAATATCATCGTCACTAGATTGAGGCATGATTACTCTCCTTCAGCATTAACGGCAGCAGCTTCAGAAGCGGCTAGTTCATCAATCATCGCTTGGTCAACTTTAATACTGTGAGCCATTTGACCTGCTTCACCTTGAATAGCGCAGAAGAACTGGAATAGGGAACCAATACCATCCATGTCTTTAACAATCTCTGCCTGATTCTTTTCATCCTGCATAGACGGTGCTGCTTTAAGCATTACTAAGCGGTGCGCTTCATCTTTGAAATAACGTGTTTCAATTAGCTTCTTGAAGTCACGGTTCTTACTTAAACGGGCCAGGCATTCACCTAGTGCAACTGCTTCTTTTGCTTGAGCGATGTTTACTTCAATTTGTTGGATATCTTGTGTCATGCTCATAATAATAATCTCACTTGTGTCCCGCACCATTACGTGGTGGATAGTTTAATGGAGGCAACATTATTGTTCCTCCATATGTTAGTACATACTTACTTTTTACTTGAAGACTTATTAGAATCTACTTTAAAGCTAGTAGCTTCCTTTTGCTTCTGAAGTTCACGTTCCTGTTTAACACCTGATTCAGTCTCAACATACTCAAGGTCTTTGAGGTCAGTATCTGATTCTGTATTAGCAGTCTTAGCAACTTCATGTTGAGTCTTAGCACCGTTAAGTCCAGTGTTAGAACCAATCTGAGCAATCTCTGCTTCAAGCTTAGCAGCTTGTAACATGAGTACTCGGTTTTCTAATTGAGCCTTCTCTACAGCCATCGGGTCTGGCTGAGGTTCGTACTCTATCAACGATTGAGCTAGTGCAGGCATCTTGCGTAACTTAGCTATGTCCACAAGGATTAACTTAGTTATAGCAAAGTCTACTGTATTACCCATAGTCTGTAACATGAAGGACAGTTCACTTGCTTTAGCGTTATCTTCATCAGCAGTGCTGACAGTTACGCGTAAATCAAATTGCTGTCCATACTCACCTTCCCGTGATGCAATGTATGGTTTGTTAGTGATACGAGTTACTTCCTCTTCACTAAGCCATTCATTGTTCATAGCCATTAGCTTCTTACCGATACGGACCGTACCATCAGCTAACCTACGTAAAATACTTACTTCACGTTTAGCAGTTGCATCCAAAGCGTTACGCTGTCCACCCACTGTATCACCTAGCGCATTGCCTGTGATACCTGAAGTGAACGCTTTAACACCAGTAAGTGACTCTGCATCCTGATTCTGTAATTGAATCATTAGTGGAGCCGACTGAGGTATCTCAGGATACTTATGTGCATAAAATGCTTGAGATGGGTCAACAGCACTTGTGTACTCATAATCATCACCGCGTCTGAACTTAATACGGTTCGTAGCGTCCAGAGCATCAACCCTGTGTCCTACTTGCCCATTAGCCGACTTAGCCATGATATCTATCATACCGCGTGTAGTTGCACCAATAATCTTCTGATTGTCAACCAACAGTTCGCCATCTGGTTCACCATTAATCTGTCTACGTTTAGACAAGTATTGAGCAGCAATGAATGGTAGCTTACCGACAGGGTAAGGACTCTCTTCAAGACTAATCATTGTTGAGCCAACGTAAGTAGCAACAAATGGAACTACGACACCCGTGCCATGTATGTCCCAGTAACCCCAATATTCTTTAGCAGTAAACTTCTCACGAGGCTTATCTGCAAACTTAAAGCTATGCCCTTCTTGGAATTCAGAATCAGTTGAGTCAACATCCTCGTCTACCATTACTATTGCATCAAGGTTCGAATACTTGCCTTGGGCTTTAAGAGCACTATGTGATGTGCTGAATGAGTAGATGATAAACATCGCTGCATCCAAGTCACCATTACATGTAGGGTCAATCACTACATCAGTATACTTAACTACTTCAACAGTAGGCTGGTTCTTCACTACCTTAACAACTGTTCGTACTTCTTTTTCAGTCGGTATGGCAATATGTGGTAAACCGGTTCGTTCTGTCTCCGCTAACGCTGCCTGAATCTCTTCGGGTAACTGGCGGAAGCTGTCAGGTGCAGTAGCCTTTAATTGCGAAGCTTGTTGCATAATTGACATGGTTCGTTCTGTCAGGTCAGGATGGTATTCAAACAATTGGATTGCTTCTTCCACATCCTTCTCTTCTAACATCCAACCAACACGACAAATAACTGTACCTTCATCAACTGAGGTGTGGACGTAGTCGTCTACAAACCGTTGCTTATTAAGTACTGTGTTCCATTGCTGATTAAGTATAGTTGAGTTCTGCTCAGCTCTCGCTTTGTCTTCATGGCTAATAGCATGTACGTCATACAAGTCAGAAGTACTGAGGAAGGGGTCACTCAATGAAGAGTAGCGCCATTCCGCTTGTTTACGTATAACCTTTGGTTGTACACCAGACCTACCCACTGCGGGTTTGAACTTAGCTGAACCAGTCAGATTAAGGTGGTCTAACCATCCGTTTATCTGAGTAACCATTGAACTATGCGATGCTTGAGCCTCGGTAAAGTCATTCTCAAGTTCACTTACAGTAGGTGCGTTTTCCCACTCCGGTTGGAGCTTTTCTGCAATAGCTGCTTCTTTAAATTTATCTATATCATTAATAGGCATAGATTTCCCCTACATAATTAAATGAATAAGTTTAGCAGTTATAAGAGGTACTTACTATCCCCTTCCTTTTGTGTATTAGGAATATACACCCTTTATATACTAATGCAACCCCTAGTTGACAATTAGCGTAAAGAAAGTGCAACTCCGTTGCTCATATGAGCATATAACAGACAATTGAGGTCAAGATGAGCACAATACACACAATTACATTAGAACTGGACGAAGGGAAGTATGAAGTAGAATACTTAGATAGTGTCGAAGGAATCGAATTACAAAAAGTAAGTAGGCACTCACAAATTGATAATAGCCTAACTGAAACTACAGTACACCCTAAATTACTGGTTAAGATTATTCAGTATATAGAGCTAGATATAGAAACAAGTAACGCAGAGTTGCAAGAACCTTAAATTAAGAGTAGTCTTAATTATCCCATCAACACTTAAGAAGGAACCCCTCATGTATGAAACATCCTATTCGATACTTACAAAGCCGATTGGCTAAGGCAGGTGGTCCAGTAGAACGTGCTAATCTAATCGGGATGATTACACAGCATATGAATCTTTTAGAAGCGAAGGCAAATATACAGAATATGATTGATAGCGCCGAAGGTGTATCACGATTCTTAAAACCCCAAGCTTCATAAACAAAAAAGCCTATCTAATTAATTTTAGATAGGCTTTCTTTTTATCTGGAGTTTATGATGATGGGTCACCACCTTTCACATCCCGTGCGGCTAGAACCTCTAACTTAAACACTCTGCGGTCTAAGTCGTTTTGGTTAATAAGTAATGCATCAACTTTATCTGCTCTATTCTTCATGTCAGTAACCAGAGTAGTGAGCTGAATCGTATTGGCTTGTTGTGCGAGTAGTATCGCTTGGATAGACTTACTATCCTCTTGTACGTTGTTAAATGCGATAGCCGATAAGTATATACCTATAGCTGCTAACACCGTTAATACCCCATTCTTTAAGTTTAATAATTCCATGTTCCAGTATCCCCATTGCGCCAGTCCAGATGGACGAAACTCATTTTTTTACTATATGCGAAGCCTACTACATCAAGTCTGGTTAGAGCATACTTGATTACCTTCGCTGCCATGTACTCATCCTCTACTGCTATATCAACTGCCAGGCCTTTACTGTGCTGACCTGGCTTAGTCTTCCTGGCCTCTATAGGATGACTCACACACCGGTAAGCAGAAGTCAGAGTTAACGGGTGTCCCATAAAGTCTCTCAACTGTTGGACTTTCTCCATTACCTCTGGATGCATACCGTGAGAACTTTCATGACTACATTGGTTTGATGAACTCATCCACTCGTTCTTAGCAAAGTCGGCTGTACGCTCCAAGGAGTGAGCCATACCAGCTAGAAACATAGTAAGTACTAACATCATACACTTAATCATAATAGTTGCTCCTGTGCGTGAGGAGATACCTTACCAAATTTACACGGCTAAGGCAAATAATGCTTCTAAGGTAATAGGCGTAGGTGTAGCACCAGTAATGGTTACAGTGCCTCCTAGTTTATACGTAGAGCTGTATAGAACTTCCAATGTGAACGTACCTTCCACTAAGGGGAAGTCATACGAACCATCAGTACCTGTAACCACCTCTGCAGGCGAACCACAGAGAACGCCATTAACATTGGACGTAGATATAATACGTACCACAGTCTTAGGTGATACCTGACCTATAGGATTCAATAGAACCCCTGTTACTTGTATAGACATAATTTAATTCCTTAAATGTTTAAGATATTTGTGAACCTCTTCTAAATACCTGAGGCAATGCTATTTGACCAGGCAAAGCGAATGTCAGTGTATCTAGACCTGTACCCGAAAACGCTACTACTCTAATTCTAAAACCATACGAACGCGCACTGGTATCTATGTCAACAGCGTGCTGAGGTATAAGACTACCAAATAACGGAGAAACCTCAAATATAGATGGAGTCGTTACTAAGTAAGAAAAGTATTGAATCCATGCCCCGCCTATGTGGTAATCAGCGTATAGGGCACAATGTGTACCGGGGTTAATTTTACCTATGGTCAACGTAGTCAGGCTTATCTGAGGGAACACTAGTGTACGCGTACCGGTAGACACAGTAGAACCCACATTACCTGTATACAATACGTAGGTTAGGTTAGTTCCTACAGCAGGTCCATAAGACTGAGCAGCTACAGATTTACGAACCATAGACACTACATCTGCATCCAGTTTATCTGTACTGATAGTACCACGGAAAGTACCATCTTCAGCATACAGTTTACCATCAACAGTAATCAATACACCTGAGGTAGTTGAAGCTGAGGCAGGAGTACGAATCTCGCCGTTAATGGTAGCATTAGTAGCAAACAAAGCACCCGTCTGAGTTACACGAAATGGAGAGTTAGCCATAACTGCATTACCAGCAGATATTCGGTCAGTACCATTACCATTCAGTATAGCTACATTATTACCAGTCCCTACAGTTATATTAGCTGTAGCACTAATCTCAGTACCTGTAATGGATGCAGCAACGAGAGCAGCCGCAGCCAGTGTACCGTCTATAATGGCATCACCGTCCACAACTAATGTGAAGGCTGCCCATGTACTCGCTCCTCGAATGAACTTAGTAGCGAAAGTTATGTTATCAGTATATGTAACTATCTCCCCTTCCTGTGCAGCACGGTTAGCCGTAGCGAGTATATCAGCATCCTTAAGTGCATCAGTAGCCGGTATAGCTGAGACTATTATGAATGAGCCATTACCATGATTACCGTCAATGCCTTGTACACCTGTTATACGAGCAGCAGCTCCATAGGCACCTACTGAGCCATTAGTCACAGTAGCAGTACGTCTAAACACATCACCGGTAGTAAAGATGTCATGCCATAGAGTGGCCCCATCTACACTGTATTGGTGCTTCTCGCCTACAGCATCTCCCACTATCCTAGCAGCCGCACTGTAAGCTCCTATGGTTCCATTAGTAGATGTAGCCACACGTTGGAAGTAATCCCCAGTGACTAAAGTAGTATGCCACCCGCTTATACCGTCTATCGAGTATTGGTAGACAAGGAATATAGTATCGCCATCCAATGCCTGAATATCAGCCTGGTTGTTAACTACGAACCCATCACCTAGAATCATACGTCCTCTGACCTCAAGTAAGTTGTCTATACCATTCCATGAGATGTCATTAACAAACACCGGAGTCGGGTCAGTACTCATATGACCTACAGCGAAGTTATCTGCGATAATCTGAAAGTTAGTGTCTACCCCGTTATTGGTTGAGCGGTATCCGGTAATCTTGCCGTTAACATCTGAAATCATGGAACCTTTAGCAACTACATTACCACCAGCAGTAGCGAAGGTCTGCATAACCTCTTCTATGCTGCCAACGTCACCACCGGTAGTAGTAACTGTATGGGTACGGAAAGATTGGCTCAATGGCCCATCTACCCATAATCCTGTCATGCCATCTAAGTACCCTAAAGCAGCATTAGTGTAAGCCTCCGCTGTGGCAGCACCGTTAGTACCAGTAACTGTAATGAGGGCACGCATGGATGCTTCCAAGGTATCAGTATTATTATCTGAGTAAGTTTGGCTAGAAGTAACAATAGCTGCATCACCTGCGGCAATGTTAGTATTTAGCTGAGCGCTACTTAAACCTAAAGCAGTATCAGAGTAAGCCTGAGCATTAGACTGCGCCTGAGCAGAACTAGTAATAGCTGCTTGCCTGATAGAGGAATTCTCAATGTTCTGTGCATTGATAGTAGCAGTAAGCGATAACTGTGTAGAGGCTTGGTCAGCAGCAACCTGAGTAGTAGCGGCAGCTAGTACGTTACCTGCACTATCAGTATATGCCTGTTGCTGAGTAGTAACTGCAGCGTCACCAGCAGTAATAGCATCAGTGAGTACAGTGAGTTGTGAGCCAAGCCTGTCATTAGTGAATACCTGAGCAGTCTGTAATACAGTAGCGTCACCATCAACTAGCTGAGTACGTATCTCCTGTGTCAGTATCAAAGGCACTCTGTAACTGGTCTATCTCTAACTGGAACTCAGCACGTAAGTCCACAACTTGTTGAGGGTCGAGTGGAGTCGTATACTGAAATAACTCATGGAATGTAACCGGTGTAGGAGTACCAGCATTAACAATAGATGAGCCAGCTAATTCATAGGTATCTGTGTATATGGCTTCAATTACATATTGACCATCTTCTAATGTGAAGTTATACAGGCCTGCTATATCAGTCGAGTACTCAGCCACAGAGTGTGGCATAACAGTAGGTGAGCCTATTACAGCAGTCACCCGTATACCTGTATTAGGGATTGGCTGTCCCATTGGATTCCGAAGAATACCCGTTACTTGAATTGTCATAATAGGTCCTTAGTTCTGTGAGTTAGGTCACCTCATTCCCATAAGGTGACCATGAGGGGTTAAACAGGGGTTAAGTTAATCGTGTGGTCGATTATAGCCCATACAGTTGCCAGGGGTAAGGTAATTCTTACAAATCCATTATCCACTTGGGTATACGTCAGGCCTCCTTGGTTACTTACAGCGACACCGAAACTACTTGTAGCGGTTACTATTGCAGCAATAGCGGCAGGTAGCTCGAACAGATTCATTTGTGTAGCGGTAGTGCTATCATGACTTATAAGACCAACTACACGAAGTGTTTTCTCATCTTGGAACCAGTATCTCAAACCTGCTGAACCGGTGCCGCTCTCTATGAAGTCATCCAGTAAGTCATTAGGACCAATACCAGTTACGACTTTTACAGGTGCAGTAGGGTAAGCCTCTAAATCAGCGACCCTAGTAGTCAAGGTCTCAACAGATAAAGGGCTACCGTTAACAGTGAACCCTGTAGCATCAACAATACCACCAGACGTTAAATCACCACATACGATGTTACCAGAGTCTTCGCCAGCTGCATTAGTACCGTTACCAAAGTGGAAGGTGTTAATAGCAATACCGCCGTTCTGTCGGTAGTTAAAGTACAGTTGCGTACTAGACGAAGTGAACCCTATCTCATTACCTTGTTGCGGCACTAGTGTAGCGGTAGAAGTACCCTTGAAACCAATAGCCTCAACTGTATCGGCAACCTTCATTTTACCACGGGCTGATAAGGACATTGCTGCTTGACCTGTAATATGGTCGGACTTACGGAATATCCAACCCTGTACGTCATTAGTTGACATAGTAAAGGTAGTAGCATGGCCAGTAACATCACCATAGTCATATGCATCAGTCATACC